AGCGATTCAATGATTGCGGCCATGTCCATGTCAGTTGCCTTTCCGGGCCTCGAGGGCCTCTCTTAGAAGTTTCAGGTCTTGCTTATCCGCGACTTTCCGTGATGAACGGCGGCCAATGCGTGCGTAGGGATCGAAATCCGATGGCTTGAATGGGCGATGTTTCTTCGGATCACGGTGGGCATTGGCGATCAGGGCGCAGATGAGCGAGGTGTGCGCCCAGCGCTCGCGGCCTAAACCCTCGGCCATCCACAGCAATTGCCGCAGCGTCAGCGGCCGAGGGTCTACGCCAAGCGATCCAGCGATGCGCCAGACATCGCTCCACGGATCGTCGCGTCTATGTCCAGCGCGTCGATTCGCGTCTCCACCGCCGTCACCGCCGCGTCGATCATGGCCATCTGCTTCGCGACCGCCTTGGCCCGATCGTTGCGGCCGCGTGACTGGAAAAAATCGATCAGTTCCTCATAGAACGCCCTTTGCGCCGCCAGCAGCGTCTTGCCGTCGAAGGCCGCACGCACGTTTTCCTCGGTGACCTTGTGCGCGGCGAACTGCCCTTCGAGCATGGCGCAGAGCACCTCGCCCAGCAGCATCTCGTCCGTGCCCAACGCGGTCAGCAGCGGAGGGCCATCGCGATCACCATGGCGGGGGGCTTCAGGCTGAAGAAGATCAATGTCCAGCTTCGCCTTGACCGCCATGGCGGTGCCGAGGTTCAGCGTGATCGTCCAGGTGCGGCCCGCTGCGTCTGTAAATGTCTTCAAGAGCATGCTCCTTGTGGTGAATCGCACTGGTCGTGGACTACGCCACCGTGACCCATTCATCGAACACCGCGAGCTTGGCGGTCACGCTGACGGTGACACCCTCTTCCAGCGGCTCGCTGCGGCTGAAATTGGTGATGGAGAAATCCCCCAGGGGGCCTTCGGTCCCTGAAGCGTCATGGGCTCCGGTCAATACCGCCAGTCGAATGGTGCTGGAGGTGAGGAACGCGGTTTTGACGGCGTCGAAGCCCGCATCGCCGGGCTTCCAGAGCATCTCGAACTCGGCCGTGCACTCGCGCAGCGTCGGCGCGGTGGCGCGCCAGCCTTGATTGCCACGCGTGGAGACGTCCGCTTCGCCGGCCTGCAGGTTGAGCGTCACATCCTTGACGTTGCTCATCTCGGTCAGGGCGGCCAGCAGTGCGCCGGCCGCACCCTGGTAAATCTTGGCGTTCATGCCCAACAGGAATTCTTCTGGCATTGCGTTGCTTCCTTGCTACTTGATGCTGCCTTTCCACATGGCGGGCAGCTTGGGTTGTTCCTTTGCAAAGGCCGGTCCCATGAACGGCCTTGCCCGGAATCTCGCTCGCTTGCGCTTACCGTCGCGTTTGAGCGTCGTCGTGCCGCCGTACTCCAGCAGGTGTGGCGCTTCGCCTCGTCCACGTTGACTCAGCCGCACCGGCCCGATGACCACCGATTCCTTCCGGGGGTCGTAACCGAAGTAGATGAATTTCTTCAGCAGCCCCGTGTGTGAGCTTGGAGGCTGACCGGGCGCTGAGATCTTTTTCCGGGCGCGGATGCTGTGGCGAGCGGTGGTGCGCACGAACGCCCCGAACTTGGAGAGCACCCGCCGCGTGGTCCGATCGACACGGCTGGTCACCGCCTTGCGATCGAAAAACATCTTCTTGATCTCGAGGCCGATCATCGTCCCACCCCCGTGAGCGTCAGCGATGATCCTCCCGCACCGGGAACACCGACGCCGGATAGCGTCAGGCGCGGTTGATTAATAGCGGGTACTGACACGGCCGTGCCGTGCCAGCCGGCAAGCGATAGTGAACTCGACGCATCGATCAGCAGCCGCAAGACGCCCCCTCGGTTGGTGATGGCGTCATTGACCAGCGCCACCATGTCCGCATCATCGAAGACGGTCTGGGCGGCCCCGGCCTGCGCTGTCCAATCCGAGAGTACGGTCCCGTCACGATCACCACCGGGAGCAGTCCACTGCCCGGCGGCACCCTGGCTGTAATCCCAATGGCTCCAGGTGGCCTGCGCCGGCTCATACGCCCGCGTGCATCGCCCAGCCTGGACCAGCACACCCGCGACGGCGTCATCGTCGGCGAAGCTCAGCACCAGACTGGCCGCGTTCACCGCAGCGGTCACATCCGTCAGATCGAACGTCAGCAGCGTGCGGTAGTACGCACCCGTCGTCCCGGACGGGTGAAGCCGAGCCGGGTTGAGCCGAACCTCGTCGGGATACTTCGAGTACAGCTCGTTGCTATGCGCGGGGTTGTACGTCTGGGTTGCCATCGGTCCCTTGCTGCGCCTCGAGAAGCGCGACGGTTCGATTCACATCCATCACCACCCGGTAGGAATTCACCTGGCCGTTTTTCATGCCCAGGGCGGTCAGTTGGGCGTCGAGCAACTTGATCCTGCGCTGCCAGGCGGTGTCGGAGGCGAGGATTTCGGCCTCCATCTGAGCGATCCCATCCCGCTGAAGATGCTTGAAGGCCGCCATGGCAAGCACGACGAAGCGGGCATCGTCAGGCGTGTAGAACTGCACCGCCCGGGGAACCTTCTTGCCGGCCATGAGGATGAAGCCCGCGGGTGAACCATTTTCCATCAGCAGTAGCGCCCGCCGTGTGGGCACGGCGTGATAAGCCGCGAAGCCGCTGTCGGACAGCGGCGGCACATCGCGCCAGCAAAGGGTTTGGGACGAGAGTTTCGCCTGAGCCCATAGCGCCTTGACCGCCTCTCGATCGGTAACAGTGATCTCGCGGGTGCTGAGCGTCATTGTTGATTAGCCCTCGTAGTAAACCAGCCAGCCGCCCACCTGAACGCTCGTGCCCAACCAGAGCGTCAGCCCGTCACCCACCGCCGTCTGCAGGCTGTGGCTGTGTGGGTCACCGGGGTCGGGAATGATGAACCCGCCTTTGGCCAGGCTCATCGTGCCGCTGATCTTCTTGTCAGGATCAAGCGTGTCGGCTGGACCGGAGTAGAACGCGGCGTCACTATCGCCGCCGAACATCAATAGGCCGCTTAACACGCAGATCGATTTGCCCGCGACGGGTGCGATAAGCTCATTGCCCACCGTAGCGGCCGAGGCGCAGTCCACTTTCACCCGCTTGGCGGTGATGGCTCCGCCGGTGCGAACCAACAGCTCTTTGGTCTGGCTGTCGATGGCCACCGTCGCCGCCTGCAGCCATGATTCCCTGATGCCCATGAATCTTGCCTCCTACCCAATCACACGAAACGTCAGCGTCAAAACGCTGGTGAACTGACGCAGTTGGTCCAGATGCTCCGGCGCGAAGATGGGCTCATTGTCCGTCCTGATCCACACCGCCTGCGGACCCGCCCGGCGCTTGTGGCGAAAGTGCTCGGCGATCTGCTCCACCAGGGCCATCAGGGCGTCGGCCTGGGCCAACTCGTCATCGACCGACAGCCGCTTTTGCACCGCGATGTCGATCTGGACATCCCGCTGAACCTGCAGTCGGTTGGCGGCGGTCATTTCCACGCCGCGCGGCACCACCGTCACATGCAGATCATCCATCTCCTCGAGAGCAAAGACCGGGCGATAGGCGCGCTGGGCGTTGAGTCCCACCGGTGGCTGGCCGAACTTGGGCGCATCGACGCCGTTGAGTTCCGCCACCACAGCGTCCGCAATGTCGATGATCGTCGCCATACTTCGCTCCCGCCTAACCGAAAATCAGCTTCCAGATTCCGCCAGTCGCCAGCGTCACGGTCGAGCCGGCGATGATCCACAAGAGCTTGGACCGCACCGCTTCGGCTGACTCGAGCCGATCCAGCCGCAGTTGGATGCCGGGTTTGCCGTTGCCGCGAATCGCTTCATCGAGCTTGTCGAGCTTGCTGTGCAGCTCGGCGATTTCGTGCTGGCGGATTCGTTCATCGTGGCTGTCGCAGTGACTCATCGCCTTGGTCCTGGTCCGTTCTTTGTCCTGGTTTACGCCGCAGGACCTACGTCTTTGGTGTGGATGCGATAGGTGGTGCGGTACGGGTCACTCCAGCGCCAGAATCCCTGTCCCGAAAGCGACATCACCTCGTAGAGGCGTCCGTCGGCCACGATCTGGTCGCCCGCCCTGGGCTCACCGAACGTGGGTGAGAGTTCTTCGGCCAGGATCAGGAAGTCGATCACGTGCGCCCTGATCGTGGCCCCGCCCCCGGAATACTCATCCGCGACCTCGTACTCGGTGCGTCCGAACGTGGCATTGACGAGGAGCTCGGTCGCCTCGCGGCGGTAGGCGACCTGGCTGGAACAGTGCGCCGTGCGCTGCTGCTCCAGCCAGGTCAGACCGTCACGCAGAAGGTCGCTCATCAACTACTGCTCCAGGCGGACGCGAACGGTGGTGTCGTCGTCAACGGCGGCAAGCACCGTCTTGCCGAGGTACTTGTTCGCGCCGGCCTCGGCGTCTTCCTTGGCGATGCCGTCGGCGACGTCCCAATAGACCTTGGCCCCGGCGGCCATCGCTTCGCCGACGCCAGCAGTCTTGGGCACGTCGAACACGCCCGTCACCGCCAGCGCTCCGAGGGTGCCAGCGGCGATGTCCAGTTTGGCGATGCCGATCAGATCGCCTTGGACCACGACGTCCCCGGCGGCCACGTCGGCTGATGGGGTGTGATCGATGCTGTTACCGTCATGAATGAATCGAGCCGTTGCCATGAATCATTACTCCTTGTTGGTAGGTGGAATCCGCGCTGCCGGATGTGAAGGGGAATTCCGGGGGGGGGGGGGGGGGGGTTACGCTTAGCCCGTAATTTACAGCCCGCCGCGGGGGTCCTGTTCCCGCC